AATCCTCACACAAGTACCCGTCTTGAAGGTCACCTCGATTGTTTCGTCGAGTACCAGTATTTTATCTACAAACTGTCTGACCAGTTTGTCTTCAAATTCTAAAGTCTCTACGTCCTGGGTTTGGATAAACTGCTCAATAGATTGTAGATTTTTCTTATGATTTTCTTTGCCGGCTTCTTCTTGAAGAACTCTTTCTTTCTCATCTTTTAGGGCGTAAATCTTTTCTGCCAAATCGTTGTACTCTTCTTTTGAGGAAGTGCGGGCGATAAGTTGAAGTTGAAGCTGATCCAACTCTTCCTCGATATCGAACAGGGAGCGACTGTTTTTTGCCCCCATGCCTTCTTCAATTGCTAGCATCAAACGGTTCAAGAATTCTTTCTTATCGGTAAGCATTTTCTTGAAGGCGGTCATGGTTGTGAGAATAAGATCATCTTCAGGAAGAGTCCTTGCGGTGCACTTAGTACCTCTATTTTCCAGCCGACTGACGCATCGCCAGACAATTGACTTTTTGCCTCGGTTGTTCCAATGAACCCGGCGAAAGATATCACCACAGTTTCCACAGACTACAATATTAGAAAAGCAATTGTTGGAGCTGTAGCTTCTTTTCACGCCGTTTTTACCTCGTTTTCCGCTTTGCCTTCGGAGCATTTCTTCCTGTACAGCATAAAAAATATTTTTGGGGATGATCGCTTCGTGATGATCTTCTACATAGTATTGGGGCACTTCACCTGTATTCTTAACTCTGTGTTTACTTAAAAAATCTACAGTGTAGGTTTTTTGTAAGAGGGCATCGCCTATGTATTTTTCATTTTGCAGGATTTTTCGAATGGTTGTATCATACCATTTTGTCTTTCCAGCACCCGTTAAAATGCCATCTTTTTCTAAGTTTTTAGCAATCGCATAGGGGGACTGTCCTTCCAAATACTCCCGATAAATACGGCGGATAATTTCTGCTTCTTCAGGAATGATGATGAGTCCTCCTTCTTCGTCTTTTCCATAACCCAAAAAACGATTATGGTTCACGAGGACTTTTCCTTGTTGGTAGCGGTATTGGAGCCCTAGTTTGACATTTTGTGAAAGGGACTGACTTTCCTGCTGAGCTAGGGAAGCCATGATAGTCAGAAGGACTTCTCCCTTAGAGTCCATGGTGTTAATAGACTCTTTCTCGAAATAGACGGGAATGTTCTTCTCCTTAAGCTTTCGGATGTAGCGAAGGCAGTCTAATGTGTTTCGGGCAAAGCGGGAGATGGATTTAGTAATGATGAAATCGATTTTTCCATCCATCGCATCCTCAATCATCCGTAGAAATTCCAGACGTTCTTTTGTACGGGTGCCGGATATTCCATCGTCGGCATAAATCCCGGCAAGAGTCCATCCTTCATGGTCGTTAATGTAGTCAGTATAGTGATTTATCTGTGCATCGTAGCTTAGGTTTTGCTCTTCCGTCTCCGTAGAGACACGACAGTAGGCTGCCACTCGGAGCTTTTCTTTTTCTCTGGATGAGTGATGCCTCTGTGGTTTTGCAGGTATGATCATCACGTTATTCTTTTTCATGTACTACCTCAATTCTTTCGTAAATAAGTGCCGCTTGCTCGTAGGGATCTTTTTTGCTCGCAGGCACCAGCGCTAGGTTAAATTTGGGAACTTTGTAAACAATTGGTTCCTTTTTGGTCTTTCTTGGTTTACTTCTTTGCTTAAGTTTTTTCTGTACGGCATGAAAACAATCGTTTTTAATAATTTGCGGATAGATACCTTGCCCCAGATAAATGGGATTTGATAGCATGCGTTTAATGGTGGGATGGGCAAAGCTTATTCCGGCTTTATTCCCCGCCTTTTGTAAGGAAGAAAGCTCTAAATAAGCTTGGTATAAGTTTTTTAGCACTCTTGCCTCATCCTCTTGGATGACGATCTTTCCGTTTTTGTAGCAGTAAGCATAAGGAACGGTTCGCATGTTAGAGAGCCTCCTTTAATATCAGTCCACATTTCAGGTAAAAGATGATGGTGGTTCTTTCATAAACCTCGGCGCTATCTATGAATCTCTCCCATATATCCTCATCAAAATCAGTGATCGATTCCTTCTTCTTTGCAAACAGAAAGAGATCTTCCAATGCCGCTTGTTTTTCGTGAGTCTTTTTTCTCGTTTTTCTGAGTGTTTCCAATTCATTGGTTTTTCTCAGATGCTCTTGGAGCAATTCGGCTTTGACTTTTTGGAAGTTTTTCTCATTTAACAGCCCCTTTCCTTTTAACTCATCCGTGGCTTGAAGCTGTCCTGCGATATCTTGAAGATACATTTGTAATTCATTGATTTTTTCTTCTGCCTTTTGCTCCACTTCTTCCGCTTTAAGCTCAAGGAGAGGGCTTAAGATTTGTTCACTGGCGAACATTAGCTTATTTAGCATCGTGAGGAATGCCCACTGAATTTTTTGTTCTGCGATAGATGGCTGTGTGCAATGATCTTTTGATTTCAGATGCTCACTACAAGTCCAGTGAATGCTGAAATACTCTCCGCTGTAGTGGATTCTTCTTTTAAGATTTGCACCGCATTTTGCACAGCGGAGCATCCCGGTAAACGGATAGGTCTTATTACGCTGATTCTTTGTCTTTCTTCTCGCTTCAATTCTTTTTTGCGCTTGGTTAAAAAGCGTATCATTCACTATGGCCGGATGATGATTTTTTATGAGATATTGTGCTTTTTCGCCCTGGTTTCGATGTCTGCGAAAATGCTCATCGGTATAGGTCTTTTGACACAAAAGATCTCCGGTGTAGAATTCGTTTTTCAAAATTCCAAGGATAGTAGAATCCGACCAAGCTCTATTTCGAGGTGAAGGGATGCTTTGCTGGTTTAGCTCTTTTGCAATACGAAAGCTGCCTTTTCCATTAATACTTAATTGGTAGATGGTATGAACAATCTCCGCTTCTTTGGGAACAACCTTGATTTCGTTATCTACATAACAGTACCCATAAGGTAAATAGCCGGGAAGATAGGTGCCATTTTTAAACTTTTTCTCAATAGACCACTTGATATTTTGAGAAGTGGATCGGCTTTCATCTTCAGCAAGACTTGCCACAATGGAAAGGATCAATTCACTTTCCAACGAAGAAGTATCGATATTTTCTTTTTCAAATCTGACAAATACACCGAGTTTGGTTAGCTCTCGGATGAGCGTTAAGGTATCCACCGTATTCCTTGCAAAACGAGATAAGGACTTGGCTAAGATGAGATCAATTTTCCCGGAACGTGCATCCGCCATCATTTCTTTTAGTCCGAACCTGCGATCTGTCTTCGTCCCACTGATGCCTTCATCCGAGTAAATTCCTACAAACGTCCAGGAAGGATTGGCTTGAATTAAGGATTGATAATGCTTCTTTTGGGCTTGAAAGCTATCCAGCTGATCCGGACTGTCTGTAGATACTCGGACATAGGCACAGACACGAAGAATCTTTATTTTGGACACGCTTTGTTCTATTTTCTTAATCACTGTCTCAACCTCCTTTCGTCACTGTATGTTTGCTCTAAAAGCCACGAATAGCAAGGCTTTTAGGCCATATCTCTGCTAAATAGGGAGGAAATTGTTGTCGGATATTTTCCTCGATCGTTTCCTCTTCTTCATCAGAAATTAGGCCGATATTCTTCATTTCTAGAACAAGATGAATAGCCCTTCGATAGTCCAGTTCTGCCTGTATTTGTTCGTGGGAAAGCGGGTTCTTATTCATAGAAGACCTCCGCTTTTTCTTTCAGCCACTTTTTTGCACAGGATTTGCAATAGACACAGGTTGTATGAAGATCGGTATCTTCCTCTTTCAAAACGTCACTCAGGTTCACCTGGATTTCTTTTCCGCATTTAGGGCAAATGGAGTAGACGTTTTTATCAGATAGGCGGGTGATAACCTTACTGTTTTCTGAAAGCGTCAATTTGGTATAAAACATGATCTGTCCTCCGTTTTTTTGTGATAGGGAAAACTCCCTTCACTTCCCCCTTGGACAGATCAGCTGTTTTTGGGCAATTAATCTTTCTGATAAAACGGACAAGTGAAGCTGTCCGCATCAAGTTTTAGGCCTTTAGCCCATTTTGGTGTTCGGCTCATCTGGTCGCACACAGCCTGTACCGACATGCGAGGATCAGCTTCAATCACGATCTCATCGTGAACATGCATGACAATGTCGGAGTATTTAAAAGTCATAAGGGCATTGCATAAGATGTCCCTAGAAATAGCCTGCACGATGTTTTCGACAAGCTTCGCGCCGTAGGTTTCAATTCGCTCCCAGTGCTTACCCGCGCCTACGCCTTCGTAAGTGATGGACTCACCGCCGAAGCGGTTTTCTTCAATGCGGGGTTTTGCATAGAAAAGCTCTCGACCGGACGGAAGGGTGATAATGAGCATGCCGGACTCATAGCGAAAGCGGATATTTTTTACTTCCTTTTTCCTCGATCGCTCTCTCACGGTAGATATAGCCGCACGGTCAAGGTCCTGCCAGAGCATGACAATATTAGGGTTCGTCGCACGCCAGGCACTTACCAGGTTCGGCAGTTCCTCCTCCGAAAGCCCCATCTCAAGGGCACCCATTGCTTTTAAGGCTCCGACTGAGCCGCCGTAGCCGCAGGCGAGTTCCGCTATTTTCCCTTTTTGCCTGAGATGGGCATTTACTCCGTGCTTTTCTACAGGAACGCCGAACATCTCACTTGCGGACCTACAGTAGATATCGCCACCTTCATAGAAAAGCGCCATCCGCCATGTTTCTTCCGCCAGCCAGGCTAAAACTCTTGCTTCAATGGCCGAGTAGTCAGCGACAAGAAAGATGCGTCCTTTTTTCGGGATAAAGGCGGTGCGGATCAGTTCCGATAAGACTTGCGGAATGGAGTCAAAGAGCAGGTCTAAGGATTCAAGGTCACCATCTTTGACCAGCTTTCTTGCCAGCTCCAAATCTTTCATCTTGTTTCTCGGGAGATTTTGAACCTGAATGAGTCTTCCTGAAAAGCGGCCGGTGCGGTTGGCTCCATAGAACTGCAAAAGCCCTCTGGCACGGCCATCACAACAGACGCAGTCTCTCATTGCTTCGTATTTTCTAACGCTGGATTTGGCCAGTTCCTGCCTGGTTTCAAGAACCTCTTTGACATCGCCTGAAGCATCTTTAAGGAGTTCTTTTACTGCCTTTTTATCAAGAGATTCTGTTGCGATTCCCTTTGAAAAAAGCCACCCTTTCAGTTGCAGGACAGAATTGGGATTTTCAAGCCCGGTGATTCGTTTGAGTTTTTTTATGCTTTCTTCACGGACGGCTTCATTCATCCGGATGGCATTTTTAGCGAGGTCTTTATCCAGCAAAATGCCGAGGTCATTTATTTCCTGATCTCTGTGATAAATCTCCCATTCCTTATCCGGCATAGGAAAACGGGAAAGCTTGTCATGAATGAGAAGTTCCGTTTCCACATCTCGCTTGTTGTAGGATTTGTAAAGTGCCCATTTTTCCGGATCGTGTGAGGGCAGGTTTCTTGTTCTGCCGCCATTTGCCTGAGTCGCCTTACAGGGAACAGAGAAATAGCGGATGAGATCTTTTCCGGTCTTTAGTTTTTGTTTATCCAGTCCTAAAACCTCACCGACCCCTTCCAAAGATAAGGGAAGCCCCAGATAAGCAGACCAGACCATATCGCAGTACCAGGACTTAGGAGATAGGTAATGAAGATACTCAGGATCATGGCCAAAGGGTAGCGGCTTTTCTAACACATAGCCTTGTCTTTTCAGCCATTCCGAGCTACAAACCCGCTCAAACTGAGCGTTAAAAGCCCATTTGATAACATCATCTGAAAGAAGGGCATGGATGAGTTTCTCCGGCATCTTTTCACCCTGAGCGAGGTCAATCGTCTTTATCTCTCCTCCGTCGATGGCATAAGAAAGAAGCAGAATTTCAAAGTTCGAATCTTCAACATAGCGATAAACACCTGTTTTTCTTAAATCGGCAGAGGAAAAAGATTCAATGTCTAAGCATATTGTTTTCATTTACTCCCTCCATAGAGAGAAAGGGCGGAGCCTTTGACCCCGCCCTCCCGTCATCAGTTTTTCTTTTGCCTTTTTGCCTGACTCCATACGGCTTTACAGAATCTGTAGAAAAGGTAGAAAGGTAAGAAGGCTAGTGTTCCGGCCAGAAGCGTTGCTGTGAAAAGCTGATAGAGCTGAGAAAAGTATTCACAAAACATGAGACTTCCTCCTTAGCTCAGAAAGTCATCGTCTTCAGCAAAATCAGCAAAGTCGTCTTCTGCGCTGATACGGCTTCCCAGGGGTTCTCCGTCACGGATTTTCTGCAGGTTGTTTAAGCCACAGGCGATTCCTCGATTGCCGTTGGAGTTGAAGGCGTAGAAGTTAATGGACGCTCTGCCGTAGACTCCGCTGTAGACTTCAGAGCGGGTCAGGATTGGCTGCACATTGGCATCGACGATACCCGGCTGAGTGGTTGAGTTGGCGTTGAGAAAGAAGCTGTTTGCATAGGCTTCATCATCCGGACGCTCCGTATCACCATCACGAAGCGGTGTCTTGATGGTCTCAAGCGGCGGAACAGAGCGGCTGTTTCCTTTCAGTTTCGCTTCGCCTTCCTTGTAGGCGGCTTGAATCGCTTTCTTGATGGCTTCAATGGTTTTCTTGTCGCTTTTCGGAATGATGAGAGATACCGAGAATTTCGGCACTCCGCCGTTGATGGATTTTGGCTCCCACACATTGGCATAGGACCAGCGCGTGTCTTTACCTGTAATTACTTTCATTGGATTCTTAGTCATGGATCGTTTCCTCCTTAAAATCATCAAATATGTTTGTCATTTCCGGTCTTTTATCGCTTTCCGGTACAAGCGTCGGTTTGCCTTGAGGCTTAATCACGAGATCTCCCAAGAGATCGCTGAACTGTTTCCTGCCGAGAAGCTGAGTCATGGCAGTGATGCCTAAGACCTTCTTTTCATAAGGGTCAAAGCCTGCCTGCTTAACCGTCTCGGCGACTTTTGCTTCATCGCTGTACTTGCGGTTTGACCTGCCTTCAACGAGTTTGAATCCCGCCCATTTCTTGCCGGATTTGGCAGCTGTCAAGGCGTAGTCCTTGATGTCCTTGGCCCATGCGGAAAGCTCGTCAAGTTTGTCTAGGACAGACTCGATTTCCTCATCTGTCAGGAGCGGTGGCCTTTTAAAGTCATACTTGGCCAGTTCAAGATTGGCTCTTGCTCGTTCTGCACAGGTAGCTTTTACCTTGCAGAACTGACACCAACTTCCGGCTGAGAAGTTACCCTTGCCCTCAAAGGCCAGTGTGGCGATGGGTTTTACGGTTTCTTTGGCCCAGCCGTAGAGTTCTTCTTTTGGCAAAGTGAAACTTGAGATATTGTCTCTTCTTGGCTGAAAGATAGTCATTTTGACTTCATCAAAATCGTAGATGCTGTCAAAGAGAAGGCTTGCCGCCAGACCGTAGAGCATAAGCTGAGGATTTTGCTCCGCTTCGACCAGCACCCCTGTTCCGTACTTAAAGTCCCAGAGATAGAGCGTATCGTCAGCGATGATGATGCAGTCCGCTGTGCCGAAGCCCTCCGGTACGATGTCGTAGAAGTCGAGCCTTTGCTCAATCAGGACAATCGGATCGGCGGTGGTTTGCTTTATGCCTTCCAAGCACTCCATGATGTGGTCGGCATAGAAGGCTGCTGCATCGTCCATCTCTTTTGAGTAGTAGGAGAGGTTTTCCGTCGGATCATCCGCTTTCATGCCGAGAGCTGATTTCAGCTTGTATTCCGCAAGCTCGTGTGCCGCTGAACCTTCTAAGGCATAAGGCGATGCTTCGTCTCGGGCCTTTGCGTTCAGCCTTGCCGAGGGCGGGCAGTGAAGCCACCTGTAGGAAGAAGAAGCGGATAACATGGCATGTGCTGTCATTTCTTTAATCCCTCCACTTCCTTTAGCAAGGCTTCGTAGTGCATGGGTTCTATCGCTGAGAGTTTCTCCGCACCGTACTTTTCAATCAGTGCCTTAATCTCCTTGGTGAAACCTGCCTGCGACTTCTTGGCGAGAACAGCTCTGACATCGGACAGGTTGAGTTCGGGTTTTGCTTTTTGCTCCGAAACTTCAGGTTTGTCCCTCTCGAGTGCCGATGCCAATGTGCCAAGGCTGTCCGCCAAAGCGTGCATATCATCAACAATGTCTTTTAGTAACTTAATTCTGCTCATGAGACACCTCCTTCGAGAAGAAGACGGAATGTCTCACGTCCTTTGGGCGTAATCAGTGTCTGATAGCCTTTCCAGTTAGTTTTTTCGTTGAAGCACTCTTTGATTTCAAAAAGACCGTCATTTTTATCGGCATAAGGAAAGAGTGTGCCTTTTGCATCTCTGTAGACATAGCCGCGGTCTAGGAGATAGTCGATAAACTCTTTTTGTTTCACTCCTAGGGCTTTTGCCGTGTTGCGGAAATTGGAGAGCAGGTTTCTATCGACCAACTCATCAAAGTAGTCCGCCTTAGGCTGCATGACCGTGTTTTGAACGGTGAGCTCCGAATTCCGGATGGAAAGGGCGTCACGTTCTTCTCTTGCTTTTTTGAGTTCCGTTGCCAGCTGAATTAAGGTGTCCGGATTAAGAAGTACTTCTTCCAACTTCGCAGGAGTCAAATAGGCTCCGTGTTTTCGAATATCCGGCAACACCTCATGCGTGATCCAGCGTTTGAAGATTTTCGCTTCAGGTTTTCGGCTGGCCAGAATCAGGTTATATAAGCCGTACTCATTGACACAGTTGGTCATTCCCTGGCGACCTAGATTGAATCTAGACCGTTCGTCATCATCCAGGCGCTTAACAGCGTCAGTTGTGTTTTTGATATCCAGTGCATCGCAAATATCCGTTGCGACAAACCAGATGTCTCCGTCTTTTGTCAGTGTTCGGATTTTTCCGAACTGTTCGTGTTCATAGATTTGCATTTGCTCCATACTTGGCCTCCTTTCTCTTACTCATGAGTTCTTGTGCTAATCTTTTTGACATGATGCTGATGGTGATAAGTAGTCCGATCAGCTGTTTGTCATCCGGGTCTCTTGCTCGTTTCATTGGCGTTCCTCCTATCCGAAGGGCAGGTATCGTTTGTCCCTTCACCCTCCCCTTGGACAAGAGGAGGGATTTTGGGCAAACAAAATTGAAAAAAGTTTTTAATTGGCTAGAACCAGTCACTTAATTTCTCAAGCAGGGTTTTGAAAATGACCGATTTTCTGTAGTTCACGGTTTTTCTTGGACAGTCGATTTTAGATGCGATAGCTCGTTCGCTAAGACCGTCCATGAAGAGACGGGTTATTTCCCGGTCACGGGGAGACAAGCTTTGAATTGCAACGTGGATAGCTTCTTTGAATGCTTTTTCTTCCAGCTCTTCAGATAAATCTGATTCATCTGCGATCAGGTCGATAAGCGTGCTGAAGACTCTTTTTTCATCTGCGACTTCCACATCCAGCGAAAGGAATTCTCCTTTTTTGTGATAAGGGCAGACATCGCAGTCAGCAGCACACTTCCAAAAGAGATGTTTGGGGCAGAAGCAGCGACCAGCCCGCTGTTCCTGCTTTCGGATTCGATTGATGCTTCGGTTTAATTCCTGATATATCTCTTCACTGACCGGGATAAGGTCGACGCTATAGGGGTCGTCCGGTCTTCTTAACGGGTAGTAGCGTTGTTTCTTGGATTGACTTTGATTGTCTAAATTTTTCATCTGTTGTCCTTTCCGCCGTCTGGAGGAAAGGGCAAAGGAATATAGAAAAGGTCCCGTGCGATTCAGTACACGAGACCTTTAGAGCCGAAAAATGGGCACAGAAAAGAAAGGTACTGAAATCGCCATAGCTGCTTGGTGCAGTGTTTTGACGTTTTCTGTATCCTCTGCCTTTCCGTGCACAGATCGGCTTTAGATAATTTTTAGGTTGGTTACGACTTTGGCAATGCAGGCTGTCCAGTTAAGAGCTGTCTCTGCACTGCCAGGTAGATTACTTGCGCTTAGACTTGGTTTGTGATAAAGCGCTGCCTGCCACAGACTTCGAATTTTTGCTGTAGCGTCCGTCTCGCAAAATGCGAGAAGCTTTACGAGCAACTTTTCTTGAAGTTTGCTTTGAGTTTCGCTTGGCCATACTTGTCACCTCCTTTTCTTTGCGTTAATTATTTTGCGTTCGCAAAATAATATTGGCAATTTGTCGATTTTCGAGATATAATAAAGTTGTGTTTGTATCACACCTCGAGTGTAAGTACAGATTACAAAAAGTGGGCTTGTTTGCTCGAGACAGAACAAGACACGACGATAATCTGGATTATCGTCTGATTACCAGAAAGGAGGCAGGACATGACACTCAGTGAATTTATCCGCTTGATGTACGGATATATTGGTTATAAAAAAGGGAAAGCGGATTTTGTCGAGTATCTATTTTCTTTGTTTGTAAGGGAGCCTGTAACTCCGGAAGAACTGCAAGATGACGAAGTTGACAAATTTAACCCTATGTCTGGATTAACCGGCGATTACTATAGAAAAATCTTCAGAGGAGAATCAGGTATCCAACTTAATGCAGCTCAACTGCATCGGTTACAAAGCAAAACAAAATTCATAGATGAACTTGACGCATTGAGCTATGACGCTCGAGAAAGTTTAATAAAAGACTTATCGAATTTAGGATTTGTCACTACTGATAAACTTTTAGATGAATATTGTGCTGATATTTTTCTGCGAATTATTAAGTATGCACCCGATGGAAAAAAGAAAATCACGCCTGAAATGATTCCAGTGCGTGATGAAAGCGGCATGATTTTAGCCCCAGCCATGGGTATGAGTGCGTATATAAAAGAGGGAAAACTTTATATCAATGGAGAAGTGCTGGATCTTCCTCCAACGCTTAATGCACCTGACACTATTCAGGGGGATGAACAACCATATGTTTCTGCTCTTTTTGAGGCGTATTCTGAAGTCTTGGATAGGGAAATTAAGCCTAGTGAAATCGAATCTCTGACTAAAAGATATAAACGTGATTTTGATCAGCAAAGAAAAGCGTATTACAGTATCGAGTCAATCGTTCGAGGATTTCGGGATGTTTACGATGAATCGGATAAGCAAGTGCAAATACTAAAAGAGGAAGCTTACGAAGGAATCTATGAAGTGTATATGGGCGATTATGAAAACGGATGTGAGCGTTTGCGTCAGGTTCTAATCAAAATCACCAGCACAACACTTGATAAATCTACTCTTGCACACATTAAAAATTTGATTGGAAATTTAGAAAAGAAAGGGCTTTGTCATCTTCTTGTAAATGACAATGTCATACATTCATGGGTGAACATCGATGAGTAACATTTACAGTAACCCCATTGATACAGCATTTAGATTACTTTTAGTTTTGCACAATCATGAAACTGACAAGCTAACAGAAATGCGACTGCTATCTCTAGATTTCATCGCTACCTTTGGCCGTTCTTTCCAGATAACAGAATCAAGTTTGCATGGTGAAAGTCCCCTGAATTTAGCTGAGCTTCCGGCAAGAAAAGTGCTTGTAAACAAAGCACTGAAATATCTAGTGACACATGGCCTAGTGAGAGTCTTTGATACAAAAACGGGATTTTGCTTTGTGATTGATGAGGCTGGAAAAAGACTTGTAAATGCTTTGGAAAGCCGATATGCAATAGAATATTCTGCTGCTATTCAGGCGGCTGAACAGAAATATTCAGCAAAGACCGATGAGGAGCTTATGGTTATGGTGCAAGAACAGTGGCAGCTCCAAGAGGAGGCTAACAGATAATGAAAAAGTTTCACATTAAAAAAATATTGGTATCTGGTGCCGGGCACGAAGATGCTGTCATAACTTTCTCCAAAGGTTTAAATGTTATTTCAGGTCCATCTAATACCGGGAAATCTTGCGTTCTTCGTTGCATTTACTACTGCTTTGGAGGACAGGAGAAACCATTTGACGATTCATTTGGATATACGACCATCAAATTGTTTATTGAAGCTGATGATGGAGAGTTGATAATCAGTAGAGAGCTTTCTTCTAATAAGGCTGAGGTTACGAGCAACGTTGATTATATAAATAGTGATACCTATTTTGCTGGAACGGGCAAATCAAAATTACAGCCACTAAGTGAGGTGTTTCTTTCTTTAATTGGCATAGATGAACCTCCTCAGGTATTTAAAAACAAGCGTTTTGAAACAAATACCATGAGTTGGCGTATGATCTCTCCTCTCTACTATTTGGATGAGGATAAAGTTGGAACGAAACAATCAGTTTTGCTTCCCGAACAGAATACTGCCAAAACTGCATTTCTCTCTTCGTTAATATTTCTATTGCATGGTAAATCCTCAAATAATGAAGACGCTGTAGATTCAAAGGAAGTAAAAACTGCCAAACTACAGGCAATTCAGGAGTATGCACATGCCGGTATTGAGAAAATCAATGCTCGTTTAAATCAATTAGAAGAGTTTTTGAGTAAATTCCAAGATATTAATATCGAAGGTCAAATATCTTCAATATTAGAAGATCTCCAATTAACAGAACAGAAATTTATAGAAGCCTCTAATACCAGCTCTAAACTCTACGCTAATTTAGATGAGCTAAAGCAGAAACAGGCAGCGGATAATGTTCTTTTTTCAAGATATGAAGATTTAAAGACACAGCTAATTTCAGATCTTAATCGTCTGTCATTCATTCATAACGGTGAAATGGTCGTCCAGTCGATTGACAAGCCATCGCTATGTCCGTTTTGCGATGCACCGCTTACCGCAGATCATGCAAAAAGTCATAAGGAAAGCTTGGAAGCGGAGCTTGCTAAAGTTGTAACTCAGCTCAATGGTCTGGAGAGTACTTTATCTGCACTAAAAGACGAAATGGATGCAGATGGTTTAAGCGTAAGCGAATTACAACAAAAAATAAGCAGCATTCAAGCTCTTATCAATAAGAAACTTGCCCCGAGTCTGAGCGAGCTGAAAGGCCAATATCAGGATTTAAAAAACATAGTAGAACTCAGAAAGGAAAAAGCTGTATTGGAACAAGTTCGCAACGCTTGGCACGATGAAATTAATGACTGGCTCAATAAAAGTGAGAAGAGAGAAGCTGAATATCATCCAAAAGATATTTTAGGGATTGATTTTAGCAAGGGAATGACAGACATAGCAAAAACGATTCTAAAAGAAACCTGCTATTCAGATCTTGAAACTGTACGATTTAATATGACTTCTTTTGACTTAGATGTAAACGGAGCGCCAAAGAGTACCTTTCAAGGTAAGGGATACAGAGCCTTTATAAACACGGTTCAGTTATTAACAATGCGACGCTACCTATTAGAAAAAGCTAAATACGCTCCTGGCATCCTTCTGATTGACACTCCCTTTTTAGGATTGGACGAAGGTATATCAGAAGAAAATATTTCAGACAGTATGAAGATTGGAATGTTTACTTACTTTTTGCAACATCAGGATGAGGGGCAGTTAATCGTTGTAGAAAACACTGAACATACACCGAATTTTGATTATGAGGCAGCAGGTGCAGAATTGATAACATTTACGAAAAATCCAAAGTATGGTCGCTACGGATTTTTGCCCAACATACATTAGGAGAAGAGACATGTATTTTTGCTACAACAAGCTTTGGAAAATATTAATCGACCGCGGAATGAAAAAACAGGAACTGAGCCGAATTAGCAATGTGAGCTCTACCTCTTTAGCAAAATTAGCAAAGGGAGAAAATGTCACAACAGACATTCTTCTGCGTATCTGCAAAGCATTAGATGTTGAACTAAACGATATTGTAGAAACGGTGCGCAAAGACGTACCAGCTGAGGAAATTAAAAGATGAGCGTGACCTTTGATATTAATGAACAAGCTTTGCTCGAGAGGAATCCAGATGTACTTAAATCTCTTCTTGCTGATAGAACTACAAATAGGAATATTATTTGGGGTACAGACGACTACTGTCATTTAGGTGCAAGCTATGCAGCTGATCAGCCTATTTTGATTAGTTCTATAACCGGTCTTAACACAGGAGTGATTCAGCCGAGAATTGCAAAATCAGAAGAGCAAAGAGGCGTACGGACAAAGGAAAAAGCAGAGGTTTTCACGCCTACATGGCTTTGCAATACACAAAACAATTTAATTGATGAAGCCTGGTTTGGCAGAGCTCGTGTTTTTAATACTGAACTTGAGAAATGCTGGGAAACTAACAGGCAGAAAATCATATTTCCTTCGGATAAAAACAAAGACTGGAAGCACTATATCGACGAAAGGCGTTTAGAAATCGCATGTGGTGAGGCGCCATATCTGGTTAGTCGATATGATGTTACGACAGGGACACCTATACCACTTAAAGATCGGATAGGGTTACTTGATAGAAAATTACGTATCGTTAATGAGAATGCAGAGAATGAAGATGAATGGTTAAAATGGGCTGAAAGAGCAGTCCAGAGTATTTATGGCTTTGAATTTCAAGGAGATAATCTGCTTATTGCAAGGGAAAATGTTTTATTTACTTACGTAGATTATCGTGAGTCATTCTTAAACTCTCAAATTCCTTCAAATGAATTATCAAGAATCGCTCGTATTGTTTCTTGGAATTTATGGCAGATGGATGCATTAACGTACACCATACCATATCAACGGGTAAAGAATCAGTTTACACAAATGAGCCTTTTTGATCTGATAGAGCCTGATCCAACAAATGAAGATAATGATTCATCAACTTATTGCGTAATTATGGATTGGAGATCGAAGAAAAAAAATGAATTTAAAAGTTTGTTGGAGGAGGCCAAAAGATGAAAAATACCGTGCATAATATAGATTTATTGGATCAAATTATTGTTGGAAGAGTAACACCGCATATATATGCCTTTACAACAAACACTGTTCCTAATTATTTAAAGGTTGGAGACACTTATAGAGCCGTTGCTACGCGGCTTGAAGAGTGGAGTCGCTATTTTCCTGAACTCAAAAAGGAATATGCCGAAAAGGCAACGATTGATGAAAATGTATATTTTAGAGATTTTGCAGTCCATCAATTTTTAGAGGAAGATCTACAAAAGCATCGCCTAGAACCGTTTGATTTACCAGAGGGTATTTATTTTAGTCGTGAGTTTTTCGAACATGCAAGTGCTGATGATGTCCGAGAAGCGGTACAAGACATTGAAAATCAGTATAAAAAAAACAGCGGTAAATATGTGTATTATGATGCTGAGAAAAGGCTACCTGAGAGTTACCACTACGAACGTGGACCAGCTTGGGAATTGAGACCTAATCAGAAAGAAGCGGTCGATAATTTTTTGATGGCTGTCAATAACGGGCGCACTAACCTTCTCATGTATGCGGTTATGAGGTTTGGTAAATCTTTTACAGCATTGTGCTGTGCAAAAGAAATTAATGCCAACACAATACTTATTGTTTCAGCTAAAGCAGATGTCCGCGAAGAGTGGAAAAAAACTGTCGAAAGTGCCGGAAACTTTTCTGATTTTGTATTTTTGGCTTCTGATGATCTACTTCGAGACGAGAAGGCTATTAAAAATGTCCACGATGCAAATAAAACAGCGGTCCTCTTTTTGACTCTTCAAGATTTACAGGGTGATGAGATTAAAGAGAAACATCGGGAGATTTTTGCTAATCAAATAGATTTGCTCATTGTGGATGAGACGCATTTTGGAGCCAGAGCGGAGGAATATGGGAAAGTTCTGAAAAATGCCGGTCAGCCTACCGATGACAAAAGGTCTTTAATGAAGGGCGAAGATGACAGCGTTCGTTTGAATGATGTGGAAGAACAGCTGAAGATTTTGAACGCTAAAATTCGCTTACATCTTTCCGGCACACCTTATCGAATATTGATGGGAAGTGAGTTCGAACCGGAAGATATCATATCTTTTGTACAGTTTGCGGATATAGTTCATGAACAGGAAGAGTGGGATAGAGAAAACTTAGCTAAAGACGATATTAATGAATGGGATAATCCATATTATGGATTTCCTCAGATGATTCGATTTGCCTTTAATCCGAACGCATCTTCAATTAAAAAAATGGAGGAACTAAAAAAATCCGGCGTCAGCTATGCCTTTTCAGCCCTCCTTGAGCCATGTTCGATAAAGAAAGACAATCAGCATTCTAAGCATAAGCAGTTTATTCATGAAAAAGAAATTTTTGATTTACTACAGGTTATTGATGGCTCAAAGTCAGATGATGAAGTTTTAGGTTTCCTTGATTACGATAAGATAAAAGACGGTAAAATGTGTCGCCATATTGTCATGGTGCTACCTTATTGTGCTTCTTGTGACGCTATGGAGGAATTGATAAGAAAAAATCAAGAACACTTTCTCAATCTTAATCAATACGAAATCATTAATATATCCGGTGTTGAGGGTGGAAGAAAATTTCCAAATCCAAATTCAGTAAAACTTAAAATCCGAGAGTGTGAAGCTGAAAATAAAAAGACATTGACCCTTACAGTAAATCGTATGCTCACAGGAAGCACCGTGGAGCAATGGGATACCATGATTTACTTGAAGGATACTTCATCACCTCAGGAATATGACCAAGCTATTTTCAGGTTGCAAAATCAGTACACAAGAGAACTTGTTGGTGAGGATGGCATCATTAAAGAAAATCTTAAACCACAGACTTTGCTCGTGGACTTTGACCCTTATCGACTTTTTTATATGCAAGAGCAAAAATCCCTTATTTATAACGTAAACACTGAGGAGAATGGTAATAGCAAGCTCAAAGAGAGGCTGGATGAAGAACTGCGTATTTCTCCAATCATCACTTTGAATAAAAATAAGATCAAGCAGGTTGAAGCAATAAACATTCTCGAGATTGTTGGTGACTACAACAATAAGCGTAGTATTTTAGACGAAGTAAAAGACATTCCGGTTGATTTGAATATGCTAGATGATGTGCTTATTTACAACACCATCAAGCAGCAAGCAGAATTTCAGTCAAAGGGTGGCTTGAGCTTCAAGCCCTATGAAGGTGAAGGCGATGATATAGATGATGACACTACGGATCAGGGGAACGAAAGTGCAAAACCAGCCAAAGAATCAAAACATGATCCAAACCAGCAAGAAGACGAAGGACTTGATGTAGAAAGACAGGTACAGACATATTATCAGAGGATTCTCTGCTTTGCTTTTTTAACTAAGAATCGAGTCAATTCTCTTACTGAAATCGTTGATGTTATAGATGACGGTGAAAATATTAGACTGGCAAAAAATATGGGATTAAACAAAGGCGTTTTAGAAAGAATGTCTGAAAAGATCAATCCCTTTATGCTGAGTAAACTTGATTATAAGATACAGAATATTTCTCTCCTCGCTAACGATGAGAACTTACTCCCCATCGAAAGAGCTTTGACATCATTGAAGAAATTCCCTCGTTTATCAGAGTCAGAAGTCATGACGCCCGCTAATATTGCGGAAGATATGGTAGGCATGATACCAGATGATTCCCTAAGAACGATGATCGAAAAGGATGAAAAAATCTTAGACATAGCGAGCAAGGCGGGCGAATTTGCCGTTGCTATTTATAAGCGTTTGACGGATAAGCTTGGCTTTTCGATGGATAAGATCAAAAATACGATGTACTCAATACCAACATCGACAATAGCCTATGAGTTCACTAGACGATTTTACGAGATTCTCGGCTTTGATGTTAAAAACATCGCCAAGAGATTTACTTCGTATGATTTGTTAGATGTGAAGAATGAAGAAGACATAATTGACTATGAGCGAGTAGCACTATTACTCAAACAAACAGGTAACTTTGCAGATAGAATTTTACAGGATGAAATAATACAAGGAGAAGATTACGTGAAATTTGGAGCAGTTGTGGGAAATCCACCTTATCAAGAAAATATTAGTGCAGAAATTGCCAACACCTCGCTTTCAAAACAGTTATTCCCACGTTTTGTAAAAATGGCAATGAGCACAGCCGATAGATACTCTTCTCTGGTTATACCAGCTAGGTGGTTTACAGGGGATGCACAAGATAAATCTTTTTTGCGACTCAGAGAATACATTAGGAGCAATAACATAATTTCCGAACTACATTATTTTGAGGAGGCTAAAGAGGTATTTGATTCTGTGGAGATCAAAGGAGGAATATGTTATTTTCTTGCTTCTTCTAACCATAATGGGAATATGGACTTTTATTCGCACGTTAATGGAACAGTTACCGCTGTTAACAGGCCCCTATTCATTGACGATTTAGATGTTGTATTAACTGACTCTATATATGTGTCAGTCTACAAAAAAGTTGTAACGGACGACTTTGTTCCACTTACAATAATGACAAAGGGCAGAAACGCCTTTGGAATTATTGGGAAACCATCTGTTGTAAATGCCATCTCGTCATCAGAGAAGACTGAAGAGGCATGCGAATTGAGGTGCAAGGCAAATGAGATAAGATATATTACCGAAGATAAAGTCACAAAAAACATTGATTTATTTCTAAATAAATATAAAGTGTTTATATCTAAATCTGCAGGTGCGCCAAATACAGATCGTAAAGTTATAGGACAACCATACTTGGGAAAGAAAAGAAGTGCCTGTACTGACTCATTAATTCCAATTGGGGAATTCGATAGTATTGAAGAAGCACAAAACTTATTAAAATATTTATGCACAAAATTTCTTCGATTTATGGTGTCTATTGTTAAGTCATCGCAAAATGTAACACAGATTGTGTATCGTTTCGTCCCAGCACAAGACTTTACAAGCTCTTCAGACATTAATTGGGCTGAGTCAATCGACAATCTTGATGAGCAATTATATAAAAAATATGGTCTGACTAGAGAAGAGGTTAAACATATTGAATCTTCAGTAACAAGTATGCAGGTTGATAATTGAGGTTTTAGTCGTGAAGCAAGGTAAAAATATCAATTTATTCCTAATGGATGGCGAGGCCTCTGGACGTATCAAGTGTACACTTGCCAATTGGACCGGTATCGCATACAAAATACCGCGCACTATGCTGGATAAAGCAAGAGATATTTCCTATTTGGATCAAACGGGCGTTTATTTTCTCTTCGGTACAACTGAGGCTGCAGGAGATCCTGTCGTTTATGTTGGCCAAGCCGGAATAAGAAAAAATGGTCGCGGTATACTTTGTCGTTTGGACGAACATAGGCGTGATAGTGAAATGGACTACTGGACGGAAGCTGTAGCCTTTACCACTTCAAACAATTCCTTTGGCCCTACGGAAATTAGCTATCTTGAAAATCGTTTCTGTAACATGGCAAAGGAAGCTAAGCGATACTTTGTGAAAAACAGCAATGACCCAAGTCCCGGAAACATCACCGAGGAAAAAGAAAGCGAGCTGGAAGAGTTTATTGTTTATGCAAAACTTGTGATGGGGGCTCTAGGTTACAAACTCTTTGAGCCTCTGGTAGTGAGAAAGCAGCAAATTGAGGCTACTGAAAAAACTGATGATCAGCCTTTATTGTTCTTCAAAACACAAAAAGCGGATGCCTCCGGGAAAAGAACATCGGAGGGGTTTGTTGTCATGACCGGAAGCACCATTTCTTTAACAACAACTAAAAGCTGTCCGGAAAATATCCTTAAATTTAGAGAAAAGTTTGCCGAGAAAATCGATGATCAAGGTAAATTAACTGAAGACCTGCTCTTTCCAAGCCCTTCAGCGGCTGCAGGTTTCGTTGGTGGTTCCTCTTTAAGCGGAAACATAATGTGGAAAGATGAATCCGGGAAAAGCCTAAAAGATATTGAAGCTACAGAATAAAATCATTTCCTAAAAATTGCCCAAAACCGCATAACTTGTCCAAGGGGATAGTGAGAGGATCATTATCCCTTTTGTTTTGCTCCTCTCGAAAATTATCGAAAGGAGTTTTTTTATATGAACAAACTCATTTATGTCTGCTCCCCTTATCGGGGAGATATCAGGACGAACACGGAACAGGCCAAGGAATACTGCCGAAAAATTGTCCAGGAAGGTGATATCCCCCTCGCTTCCCATCTTCTCTTTCCGCAGTTTATGGATGACAGCATTGCTAGCGAGCGAGAGCGAGCAATGGAGATGAACCTTGAAATTATGCGGCACTGCGATGAGGTTCATGTCTTTGGCCATCAGGTCAGCTTCGGGATGCTTCAGGAAATGCAGGCGGCAAAGAAGCTGAGAATCCCTGTGGTGCAGGAGGAAGTCGAATGAAACTAACCATTTACACAGCAGATACCTGCGGACAGGCGTCCAATGTCTACTATCCGAATAAAATGGACGTGAAGGATGAGTCTGCTTTCAAGGCTGCTGTCTCCTTTGACCATGTTGCGGCAAGGTATCAAAACAACTATCGCAGCAATGCAAACTTCATCGAAGCCGATCATATCAGCATGGATTGTGATAACGAGAAAAGCGATGATCCTGAAACTTGGATTCTACCTGAGGATATCCTGAGTCTTTTTGACGGTGTCTCTCTCGCCATTGCTACCAGCAGAAATCACATGAAGGAAAAAGGTAAGAAATCAGCAAGACCGAGATTTCATGTCTATTTTCCTATTCCTGAAACAAAGGATGCCAACAGCTATTCGGAACTTAAAGAGGAGCTTGCGGATCTCTTTCCTTTCTTTGATGCCGGGGCTTTAGGAAGTGCCAGGTTCATGTTTGGAAATCCCGAGGCCGAGGTCATCTGGCGTGACGGCAGTCAGCTGATTACGGATTTTATCAGAGATGATTTTGCCGAGTGGGATGCGGCACAAAGCGAGATTCCGGAAGGATCAAGAAACAAGACCATGTCGCATTATGCGGGGCGCATCATCGTTAGACTCGGCGCAACAGAGGAAGCTTACGAGATGTTCCTTAAAAAGGCCGCTCTATGCAATCCTCCGCTTCCGGACTCTGAACTTCAAACCATCTGGCAGAGTGCGAAACGATTCGGCAAGAAAGTCTCGGCTCAGGAAGGCTATATCCCTCCGGAAGAATACGGCAAGGATTTCTCGCTCATGCCGCTGGACTTCTCGGATATCGGTCAAGCAAAGGTGCTCACCCGAGAGAAAGGTGAAATCCTTGTTTACACCGATGCAACAGACTACATGACCTATAACGGGACGCATTGGGAGGAATCCAAGCAAAAAGCGGTCGGTGTCTGCCAGAACTTTCTGGACAAGCAGCTTGAAGAAGCAAAGGCTGTACTTAATAAAGCGACAAAGCTTCTCATTGAGTCCGGGATGCCGCAAGATCTGATTCAGGCAGGCGGCAGGACACTTGAAAAAGGCATCCAGTCAGAACAAAAGAAAGCCTTTGATTTGTATCGAGTTGCCCTCGCCTATAAGAATTTCGTCATGAAGCGAAGGGACATGAAATATGTCACTTCCGCACTCCAGGCCGCAAAACCCATGCTCCTTAAGATGATTCAGGATTTTGACAGCCAGGATTTTATGCTGAACACACCTGCCGCTGCCTATGACCTGACAAAAGGCCTTCAAGGAGCAGTGCCGCACAAGCCGGAAGATTACATGACAAAAATCACACTGGTTTCTCCCGATACGGAAAACGAACAGCTCTGGCTTGATGCGGTGTCCGGTTTCTTCTGCGGCGATCAGGAACTCATCGAGTATGTTCAACAGATTGTCGGCCTTTCCGCCATCGGCAAGGTCTATATGGAAGCCTTGATCATTTCCTATGGAGAGGGTTCGAACGGCAAGTCGACCTTTTGGAACTCCATCGCCAAAGTGCTGGGAAACTACAGCGGCACAATCTCGGCGGATGCTTTGACGGTCGGATGCAGAAGAAATGTAAAGCCTGAGATTGCGGAGCTGAAAGGAAAACGACTGGTCATTGCGGCAGAGCTAGAAGAAGGCATGCGGCTGAATACTTCCGTCATCAAACAGCTTTGTTCTACAGACCTTGTCTCCGGTGAAAAGAAATACAAAGATCCTTTCAAATTTACCCCGACACATACCCTTGTCCTTTATACGAACCATCTCCCCAAAGTTGGGGCGAATGATGACGGCACTTGGCGAAGACTCATTGTCATTCCCTTTCAGGCCAAGATCAAGGGCAAGGCGGATATCAAAAATTATGCGGACCATCTGGTGGAACATGCGGGCGGAGCGATTCTTTCCTGGATTATTGAGGGCGCGAGAAAAGCCATCGATAAAGACTTCAAGATCCCCATTCCGAAATGTGTGGCTGATGCCATTCATAGATACCGGGA